ACCGTGCGTAAGGTCATGAATGTGTGCAAACTTGTTATACTTCCTCATGAGGTCAGTCAAGTAAGGCAGCACTGCATTCTTCAATGCACCCTTCTCAATACCAATCGAGATAGGCTGATAGTCAGCAATGACTTTAAGAATCTTCTCAGCAGTCTCTTGGATGTCCCAACGACCATGAATGATTTCTTTGACCCACCAAGAGCCATCTTCATCGTTAACTTTAACGATTGCAATAGCTGACTCATCAAGACGCTTCTTAGAAGCTGTAGCATTCTTAGCAACCTCTTCAAAGCCTGCTAAGTCAACAGCAATGACATAAGAGCCATACTGAGGCTCCTCACCTGTCTTAATCCAATCTTCTTTGAAGATCTCTTGACCTGCTGTGGCAAAAGAAGCCATGAACTCTTGGGAGAACACCAGAGTGCTCAGAGTCTTCTTAGCTTCTTCAATTTCCTCTTTAGGAATTGTAGGGTTGTCTAATGTAGTAAAGTGATATGCTTTCCAGTCTTTGCTTTCACCCTTAGAAGCAAAGTTAAACAATTCATGAAACCAGTTACGACCATCAGGTGAACTGATAAAGATAGCTTCACCTTTCAAGTCAGCCAAAGCAGGACGAATAATTTTAGTCCACGTAGATTCATCTTTGATGAACGCTGCTTCGTCTAGCACTGCAAAGTACAGCTTAAGACCACGTAGGGTATCAGGGTTCTCTGCTGATCTAATGTGGATCTTTCTGCCCGTCACCAGCGTAATGTCTAGCTGGTTAACGTGAGCAGATTTGATAACGTCCTTTCCAGCCTCTAGAAGGGCATCCCAAGCGATTTGTCGAGCCTGTCCGAGGGTAGGGGCTACATAGACTACAGCAGAGCCTTCTGGAGCTTCTAAAGCCTTTGCAAGGGTCATCTTGATTGCAAGGTTAGACTTACCAGTACGACGACCACAAGCTAGAACTTTAAAGCGTTCCTTGTCCTTCCAGACTTGAAGCTGCCAGGGAAGTAAAGACCAGTTAAGATTCGCCATTGTTATTTTCTATCTTATTTAAGTAAGCGCGACAAAACATCTCTACCGCTTCTTCTTCAAAAACATTCTTACAATAATTATAAATTAGACAAACAACTAACGTGTTTTCTTTTGTATATCCTATATTACTATTTTTTCTTTCAAGAGAAGGTGAAAAAGGATGTTTAGTTGTTTTTTGATTTAACGTATTGTCTTCTTTGCCATTTAAAACAAAAGGAAGTCCTGTTTTTTCACAAAAACCTTTTCGAAGTTTTTCGAGCAGCCATTGTTTATCAAGTTCGAAGACTCTATCAGCTCTTCTTGCATCTACCCGTGTTTGTGCAATCATCCTTGTTGCTCTGCCCTCGGGAGTCTTAAAAACTTTTTCATCGTAGGCTTTTTTAGATCTTTTTCCTTTAACTGTTTTTTTGTAGCGTTGCTTACTTTCTTTGCTTGAATCTGTCATTGTATGATCTCCTTGAAAGAGAACAGGTGTTACGACCCGCGCACCTGTAAACGCGGTTCAAGCCGATCACTCGGTGTCGTTATAATCTTTAATTTGGATGTCTGTGACTTCTTCAACTGTTTCAACAGCAGGACTGTTTAAACCAGCAATATTAATTGAGATAGTAGGTATAGTGTTTCCTGATTTTTGAGCTTCAAAGACAGAAACAGGCACTACACGATCCACAATTAACTTCCACGCAGCGGCTTGATTTTTATGGTCATCGTTTAGTGCAGCGTCAAAGATAGCCTCTAATACTTTTGCTGACTTCGGAGAGTTCAGCATTCGCATTTTATATTCCTGAATAATCGCAGCGTCCCCAGGAGGTCTTCCGACGCCTCTAGATTCTTTTCGTTCAGCAATAGCTGTCTTTTTAGGCCTACCTATTTTGTTTCCTGAAGGCTTAGTCATTATTACTCCTGTCTTTGCCCCAACGTTGGGAGACAAACCATCTATGTGCTTGAAGTCTACAACACTTTAATGTAACTTTAATGTTAAACATTATAAGTAGTACTTATATAAGTTATCATTATTAGTTATACTTATAATGTAGTACTTATAATGTGTATTTAACTTCTTAGAGACTTCAGAGTCTCTACAGTTCTACTTTGTTCTCTCTTTAATGTATCCATTATAACATCTTTCTGACAAAAAGTCAAGTCTTTTTTGCATCTTTTTTAACTTTTTTTAACATTTCTTTGACATTGTTGCTTTTTTACAACACTTTTACCGCTCCAAGCACGTTGTTGACATGTTGTTGAGCATTAAGTGTTGTCTTTTTCTACTCTAAAGTCCCCCTTCCAGGGTGCACAGTGTCCACTCTGTAGTCTATTCTAACCTGTCCCTATTTATTAGTGTAATCAAGGACTTACATGTGTACTGTCAAGCAAAGTTTACACTTTAATTTCTTTTTAGTTTTCCTTTTTTGTGAACGATGGTGCCTACTGTAAAAGTTTCCACATAGTAGTCCCCCTCCCCGGGGGTCATCTGAGTGCTAATGAGAATCATTCGTGTTCGCATCTGTGAAACATCTGTGAAACACTCGTGGAACATCTGTGAAACACTCGTGGAACAGTAGAGTGTGGGGCTTTGGTGCACCCTTTAGCGTATACCTATCAAGCCCTCTCAATCGATAGAAACAATCAATGAACAAAGTGCTTGACAACCTGGAAAGATCCGCTATAGTTCATCTCATGGATAGCGCAGTGCAGTCCAGCAACCAGGAAGCAACCATCATGACAAAGCATCAAACCCGCGAAGTCCAGAACGTCCGCACCTACGTTCGCATGGGCATGGACGACACCGCAGCTCGCGCACTGTCAGCTCTGATTCGTGCAGCACTGCGCAAGAATGACCGCGAAGAGCTGATGAAGCTAGCAGGCCCGCAAGGTCTGGGTCTGGTCAACCATCCCGAATTCATCATCTAAACAAGACAGCCCCGAAAGGGGCTACAATGTCCGCACACTGAAAGGATCATCATGCAAAACCTTCCCCTGACAATCGCAGACTGGTGCTTCGCCGCCGCTTTCGGTATCGCTCTAGGTCTTCTGGCTGCAATGGGCTTTTAAACACTTCAAAGGACTATGACCATGAACGCATACATTGACACTCTGTGCAACATGACAGACACAGAACTGAGGGCTTGGATTGAAGCCCTGGAAATTGAGTGCGACGGCTTCGAGGATGAGTGTATTAGGTTGTCAACGGCCAGGACAGCTTTGACGAATCGTATGTCTTACTCTGAAGAGTAATAGGAGGTAATATGAAAAGGATCGTTATCACCAAATCACGCGCCGGTCACTATTGGCTGACAGTGCGAAATAGTGAGGGTTTTATTCTGGTTAGACAAATGTGTGATAACCTCATAGAAGCACGTCGATGCGCTGAGCCGTATCGTCTGCACAAAAAGTTGTTTGACTAAGGGTTTACACCTAGGGCATTGTGTCTTCACAGTGTCCTAGAATGTGCGCCTTGACGCACCTAACCGGAGGCTAAACATGGTTCGCATCTCTGTCACATCAAAGCTCGATGGCATCCGCTCATGGTCGTTGCAAGCATTGGACACTTGTCCGGGCTCTAAAGCATCCGATGGTTCCCTCGTTGATGCGTGTTCGGGCTGTTACGCCACGACGGGCAATTATGTCTTTGATAACGTCAAAGCGCCTAGATTGCACAATCGTGAAGATTGGCAGCGTGATGCTTGGGTGTCTGACATGGTCAAAGCATTGGACGCTGATCGTTACTTTCGATGGTTTGATTCTGGGGACGTCTATGCTCTAGAGCTTGCCGAAAAGATTCTTGAAGTAATGACACTCACGCCGTGGGTGAAGCATTGGATGCCCACTCGCATGGTCAAGTTTGCTAAGTTTCGTCCTATTATCGCAAAGATGCAAGCATTGCCTAATGTCTCTGTTCGATTCTCTAGTGATTCCATCGATGGCACATTCAGCGCTGAGCATGGCAGCACCATCGGCACAATCGAGACACTAAAGACAATCGAGAATGTGTCAATCTGTCATGCCTACGACAACAATGGTAAGTGTTCGGGTTGTCGTACATGCTGGGATAAGACTGTCCCAGTAGTTGGATATGTTGCCCATGGTCGTAAGATGACGAAGGTCATTAACATCAAGAAAGCATGACAGTTAATCCACCTAGAGCCTACACTGTGTGGGCTTTATCGGATGCACTGCATCGTTTCAACCCACCATCGGAGTTTCAACCATGTTTACCACTGTCACCTTCTCTGCTTTCTGCGATGCCTTCCGTGCCCATGATCGCCATGACCAGTTCAGCTATCAAGGCAAGCGGGCTCTGTTTGACTTCTTGAATGAATACGAAGATCAGACGGGCGAAGCTGTCGAGCTTGACGTCGTGGGTCTTTGCTGCGATTACGTCGAGATGACTACAGCAGAGGTGCTCGATTACTACAGTGTCGACATTGGTGACGATGAAGACACCGACGAAGCCGTTACTGAGTGGCTTTCTCAGGCTACTATGCTTGTGTCGTCTTATCGTGTCAACGGTGAGACTTATCATCTCTTCTCTTAGTTCTAAGGTGACACTATGTTCCACCCCTGGTCAAAGCCTGACAGAATCAAGCCACCACCACAGCCACCGCCTTTGAAGATCCCCACCAACAAGCCGCCTTCAAAGCCTCCCATCAACGCGCCAGAAGCGCCCTTCTAATGAGGTCTAAACATGTCTTTAATTGACGTAACAGCCCGTGGAATTCCCTGCATGGCTAATGTAACAACCTATCGCTTTTGGCGTGGTCGTGGTGTCTACGCTGATAACGATATTGACGCAGAAGATCACTATATGATCGACTTCGATATTGTTGATCGTCGTGGACGTCCAGCTCCGTGGATTACTGACAAAATGACAGACGAACAATGGGCTGACGTTGAGCGTCAGATTATCGAATACTATGATGGCATAAAGGATGACTACTGATGTACGAAGTAATCAATCTATCGACAAAGATTGTCGTGATTAGGTTTCTCAAGCTCTCAAGTGCTCGTGCTTGGGTGTTAGAGAATTCTATTGATGGAACTAGGTTGTACGATATTGTGCACTCTAGCGACCGATCAAAGTCACTTTACAGGGACATCACCATGCCAGAATAGCCCTAGAAGGCCTCTAGAAGGCCCTACAATCGATTTGTTTGTCGAACACTGTTCGCGACACACCCGAGGCCTTGAAAGCCTCTCAGAAAGCGAGGAACCCAAAATTCGTTGTTCATGCTGCAACGCACCATTGACCAATTACGAAACATCCCTTAAGCATGTCGACTCCGGTGAGTACTTGGACACGTGCACGGAATGCTTAGGTGTAGCCTTTGAGGCCACCAATGTCCCCATTGACAATGCTTCCATGATGTTGTTTGAAAGCAACACCGGAACCAATCGTCGAAGTCACCTATTGACAGACGAAGACGACGATGATATAATGTACACTTAAGAGAGACACAGAAGTTAAAGATACATTGTATGTATACATTATATGTTATACACATAGATGTATAC